TCTAGGAATAATGCTTAATGTTTGAGCATTTGTGTTTGGTAATAACCTTATCATATAAGTATAACTAAAAAAGGTTGTTTATGTTCAAAAAAAAAGGGTAACATTTCTGCTACCCCTTAATTTCACAAATGAAAATCCTATTAAGAATTTGTACCTTGAGTCACAGTTACAGTTCCTGTTAAACCTGCAAAAGGATCAGCTTCTGTAGCACCTTCTAAAAAGTTAGCAGGTACTTGCTCCATAGCAGAGAATGTAAGTGTATAACCTGACATATCTCCCATAGCTGCACCTGTTGCAATAGTTCCACCTGTCACATCACAACCATGCTCCGCACCCATTAAAAAAGCATTACCGTTATAGTCTTGCACCACAATATGTGGTCTACCATAACTCATTAGCTTTAATTCTTTGTGGTCTTGTACAGTTAATTTCTTTAAAGTAAGGTTTAATGCCTGTTCAAAGAAAGTTGTACCATTTTCTCTTGAAGAAGTAATAGTTTGTTCAAAACTACTATTCCCCTTTAATTCATATTTAAATACCGTTACAGTACCTAAATCATCTACTACGTCTGTATCTGTACTATCATACGCAATAGTTATATCTCCAAAGTCTGCAAAATAAACGGCTTTTATACCACCAACCGAATCTTTACAGGGTTCTTTTCTACCTTTTGTTAAATCACAAGCCATCTTAATGTGTTTTTAATAAAAAAGGGCGAGTAGGCACTATTGGCTCACCCACCCTTTTAAGTTGATTAATTATCTATTATTAGTTAGCAGAGTTAGTTATACCGTATGTTACGATATCCTCAATAATCCCATACTGTACACCTGCTGTAAATCTCATAACGACTCTTACGTTTTGAGAACCATCAAGTTCAGACATATCGATAACTTTAACCTCATTATGGTCAGATAATAGACCAGTACCGAAGAAAAGGTTAGATTTTTCTGCTGCAATTGCTTTATTGTCAGCAAAACCTTTTGCTACAAATATCTTAACACCATCAAATGTTAATGAACCGTTGTTCCACCATTGTGTTCCCATTGCATTTGTACCTGCTGCACCTAAACCTGAACTTCCAAATCCTCCTAAAGCTCTTACATAAGCACGAGCAATATTAGATGATACATAAAGGTTTAAATCTTCACTCCCATAAACTGTAGAAGGAATTGCATCTACAATGCTACCTAACTGTGCAATAACATTAGAAGCTGTTACAGTTGTTCCTGCAACTTCTTGTGCTGAAGGTAGTCCTGCATCTAATGAAACAAGTTTAGTTAGTCCGTCAAATTGACCGTTGTTAGATGTGTTACCATCCCAGATAGACTGCTCAGTCTTTTGTGCAACTTTAGCTGCAACATGAGCAATTAAGAAATCAGAGAAACTAGAAGGCAGGTCGCTGTGTGCAGAATAGCCCATAGAAATTGCTTCCCAGTCAGATACAAAGTCTTTCTTACATAATTGTAGGTTAACTTGTTGCTCTTCTGGTTGAAGAATTTTCTCAGTTAGTGTAATAGTTGAAGTAGGATCAAAATCACAAGTTGCGTCCTTAACGATTCCGTCAGTACCCACTTTTTTAATAACCTCTTTTAACTTTACATTTGGTTTTACAGTAATACCACCGTTAGCGATAGTAGAACCTTCAAGTAGAGCAGCAGCGATATATTCCCCTGCAAACTCACCTGCATAAGTAGTAGTAATTGATGTAGTTGTTGCCATTTTTGGTAATTTAAATAATTGTTTTTATTTGTTTAATCTAGCTAATACTCTGTCTAGAGTTGTTCTAGGGGCATTTTGAGAATACAAGTGTAAATCCTTGTTTTCTGTTGCATTTTCTGGGTTATGAGTTAAAGGAGCTTCATCAGTAGAAAGTTCTTGAGGAACTTCTTGCTTAGACTCTTCTTTAGCCTCCATTGCACCCATCAGTTTTTCAACCATAGCCTTAACTTCTGCTAATTCTTCTTTGGTTGCATAAGACATTTCAGCTTCTTGAGCTTCAACCTCTTCAGTAGCATCCACTTCTGGAGCTTCCTCTAGCTGTACTTCTTCTTTCACCTCTTCAGTATTCGCTTCAAGTTGTACCTCTTCCTGTACCTCTTCTTGCACTTGTTCCTGTGCAGAATCTTTAGCTTCAACTTCTTCGGATGAAGACAGAAGTACGTCCTTTAGTTTAGAAACGATTTCTGTTGCTTTCATAAAAATTGATGTTTATAATTATTACTGATTAAAATTAAAGTGTTGTATTTTCAAGTACCGTCACCAGTTATATTACCGATACCTTGACCTCTTAAAGTGCCATCACAACATTTTTTTGAATACGTTTTACCATCTTTACATAGGCATCCTCTGTTACCACCTTTAGGTGAGGAATAACTAGGTGTTTCTTTCATTCTTTTTTTCATTACTTTCTGCTTGACTTAGGGTGTTTATTTGGTAGTAAATCATAGTCAGTTGTATACTTAGCATTCTGAGGCCTTCCATTCTTTAATAAATAAAGGAAAGCATTAACTCTAGCGAATGCCCATTGTGAAGCTGATCTAACTTGAGGTGACCTACTAGTGTTGAATGCACCTAAACCTCTTTGAAATACACTAGATAAAGAACCAACAGTTGCACCATAACCTAGCTTCTTCTTGTATTTTTTATTAAATTCATCAGCTTTATTTTGAAGTGTAGCCCTGTCTTTAGCAGACACCTTTGCACCAGTCTTACCACTAGCATCTCCCTTTGCACTTCCTTTTCCTTTTGGATTAGGGTTAGGAGTATTAGATTTAGGTGCTTTAGGTGATTTTCTGATACCACCTTTTGGGCCAACTTCAGCAAGGTTATGAGATTCACAAGGCATATACCAAGTCTTTCCTTCAACATCGTGTGTATGATAACCACTACAACCAATATCTTTAGCTGCCTCTTCAGCCTCTTCCATTGTAGAGTAAGCTGCTCTTCCATCAATAATTGTAGCAGAAGCCTCTAGTCCTTTTAGCTTAGACTCAGTCCAATTCAACATACTTTTACCTCCCCAGAGAAGATAACTTACAGTTCCACAAGCATCTGGTTTACTAGGATCATAATATTCAGCAGCTCTGCTTAAATAAGAGTAGATGCGTTTAAGAGTTGGTAAGGTAAATTTCTCTTTTCTCTCTAACTGTCTAGCTCTAGTTTTACCTACTAAAGTTGCACACTTATTACCTAGTGCTTTATTTCTTTTTATTCCAAGTTTAGCATTGTTTGATGCAGATTCAGGATAACCACCATAAGATTCTAAATGAACCTCTTCAGAAAGTAAATCAATAGCTTCTAATAAGTCATACTCTGCATTTAACTCATCAAGATGTTCTGAATAGAAAGATTCCTGTATAGATTCTTTAGGTCCATCCATCTTATCAGCAAAATATCCTTCTATAGAGAATCCTTTTATCTCTCCTGCCTTAACTTGATTCCAAATATCATCATTATTAACTTTAACAGAAACCATCCAAGTACCTACAGGTAAATCAAAGTTGTATTTTCTAGATTTATCTTTAGTTTCATCCTCTATAATCCAAGATTCAACTACAGACATCCCTTCAAGCTCTACGTCATGCTCTAGAGTGCTATTATTTTGGTTTCCCTTCATTAAAAACAGCTCAGAAGCCTTTCTAACAGTTTCTTCAGCAAAAAAGATGTAATATTCCTCTAAACCACTGTTTCTATATATTTTTTTGTTAGGAATTAGGGCTGCACCCATCAAAATTCGCTTTTCTTTGTCTACTTCAGCTAATTTTACCTCTTTATGCTCTTTTAGAGCTATAAAATCCTCTTCTATAGCAGGATTTTCGACAACTGAGATAGCTTCAATACCACTAAACTCGTTTTCTTCATCAATGATAAGTTCTATAATACGTTCCATATATAATTAACTATTTTGATTGTATTCGTTTTAGATTTAACCTAAAGACCTATTGAAATCAATAGTCCTATCTAATTCTTGAGCATCTTTAATGTCTTTATTTACCACAAATGCTCTTAATGGCTTCTCTTGTTGACCTCTAATGGATTGTGCTAACTGAGATTCAGGGGATGCACCGACTACATTGAAGTCTGGAGCTTCTACATCAGCCCCACCAACTGCTCCTGCTCCACCACCTGCTCCACCTATATTTCCTGTTGATAATATAGACTTTGCTCTATTAGCTGCTGCTAATACTGCTGCTATTTGAGCTGCATAAAATAAAGGGAATGCTAAAGCTAATCCTTCTTCGGCTTGTTTTTGTGCTACAAGTAATCCCTGTGTAAATCCTATTGCTGTATTTGCTGCTATTTCTAACAGTGCAAAAGTTTTAGCTGCTTCTGAGTTTTCTTTCATTAATCCAGATATACTCCCTAATGCATCTGCATAATGACCAAACATCTGCATTCTCATAGCAAATCCTATTTCGTCTAGTCTTTTCTGTTCTTGTGCTAATAGTTTAATATAAAAAAGATTAACCTCATATTTAGCAACAGCTAACTCTTCCTCAGACAGACCAAGTTCTTTTAATGAATCCAACCTGCTTAATGTTTGTTTTCTTTCTAATTCTATAGCTTCAATTGTATTCTCATTTTCAACAACATCCATCTCTAGATTTCTATTAAAGAAATGTGTTCTTATTTGACCCATCTCTTTTAATGCTCTTATTTTTACATCAAAATTACCTGTTTCAAGCTCATCATATTTATCTTTCTCTTCTGATTCTTTTTTTCTAGCTTTAGACCTTTTTTTAGAAGTGCTTATCTCTATTATTGTGTAATCTGAAAGTTTATTAATAAGCTCTTGAGTTGCTATATTTTGTTCATCTAAAGTAGATACTATTTTATCTGCTGCATCTATTTGAGCGGTCCTAAATTCATCAAGATTTCTAGTTCTTTTTCTAATACTTGCAATTGATTTGTCGGCTCTTTTTTCATCTCTTTGAGCTGACAACTCACGAGCTTCTTCTAGACTTAATCCTATTTTTAAAGCCTCTTCCTCTGCTTTTATTCTATTATCTATAGCCCTACCTGCTAATTCATCTATCTTGTTTTGTGCAGCTCTTGCCTGAGCAAGTTTAAAGAGTTCATTTCTATACTGATTTGTTATTGTTATTAAATCATTAGTCTTATTCTTTAAATCTTCAGTTTTATGACCTGCATCATTTAAGTTTTTCACAAAGTCTGGGAACTCCTTATTAAGTTTCTCTATGGCTAATTTGTGTTGTTCTTGTGATTTATTTGAGTCCTGTAATGTTCTTATGTATGTTTCAAAATTACCTGCTGTTTTGGAAACTGTAGAACCCATACCTTTAAAAGCACCACTAAGACTATCCGTAGCACCTTTGCTTTTTCTAGACTCCATATCAAACTTTTCGAGCAACATGATTACAACTTGAAATGCTAATATGATACCAAGAGGACCTCTTAACTGTTTGCCCAATATTGATATTGCGTTGCCAAAACCCTTTGCTTTAACGGTTAAAGTGATAAAAAGTGTAGATAACTGGGATAAGTTATTTGCAATACCTCTAATTCCATAATTAGAGTCTGATATAGTCCTACCAAGTTCAGTCAATGTTGCTCCTGCTAATCCAGATGTGGCAATCATGCTTTTTTGAGCTGTACTGGTTTTGTTAAATGCCAATGACTGAGATTCTAAATCAAGATTAACTTTTTTAATAGCGTTATCCATCTTGACAAATCCCTTAGTAAGACCATCAATTTTTACCTTACCTTTTTCGTTTAATTCGATTTCATAAACTAATTTTTTTACATTATCAGCCATTGCTTCTTCTTTTTACGGATTCCTTTAATTCTTTAAACTTTGTAGGAGCTTTGTACTTCCCTTTAGCTATATCTATAAGAGGGTCGACTCCATACAAATCACCTGCTTTCAATAAGTCTATTATCTGTTTTATCATCCTACTACCTCACTTGAAAATATGTTTAACAATTCTATCTCAGATTCACCAGTCATTAAGTCTGTTGTTATTGAGTTTATCCTAAATATTTTATCCTGTATCTTAATCTGGTCATTTAACCTATAGTTAATTACAATGTTAGGAGGTAAGAAAGCCTTGACTTTAAACATTCTCTTAAGTGGGTCAAATACACTTTCTACATAACTTTTATAAA